ATCAGATATTTTTTTATATTGAGCATCTTCCGTTTTAGGTTCATTTACTCCATTTCTTTTGTAACGTAATATTTTAAGTGCCTTTTGTTTGTTTTCTGTGTACTTGTATTCGTCTGAATGGTGTGTTTTGTAACAAAATGATATTAATCGTACTGTATTTTGGTCGTTGTTTTTTATATCATACGAATTAACAAGTGATTTTATATCTTTTTCATCTAATTTAATATCAGATATTCTATTGACTTCCCCTATGGTTGTATCTCTTATTACCCCTTTATACTTACAATCTCTAAAATAAGGGTCGTTGGTAGGAGAGTGAACAAAAAAATCAGGCTCTATGTATTTAATCCTTACTCCAAATTGAGGATCTATACGAACTTCTTTACAAGCAATTCCAACTTCCACTAAATCATCAATATTTCTTTTCTTTATTTCATTGTGTCTGTTTTCAGCAAATATACCTTGTATCAAAATTTCTTCTGCTTTCTCTATTTTTTCTCTTTTGTTAAGAAAGTTATCAATTTCCATTTCTTCATCTGAAATATAATCTACATCGTCATCTACTACCTTTACACCAGTTAATTTTTCATTTTCCTTTAAAACATCTTTTAATATTTGTTTGCCCTTTTCTAATTGAAGTTTTTTATTTTTTTCTTCAACGTGAGTAGGGTCTATTGAGAAAGCATGAATATCAAAGTTTTCTGAAGCAATATTATTTTTAAGTATGTCGCAATATTTAGGAAATGTTTGTAGTCTATTTTCAAAATCTACATTCATATAATCCATATACTTACCCCATTTTTTATCATCGCCACAAAGCCACTTTTTAAAGAAATCCATATCGTGGTCGCCTGAAGAAAACTTCCGCATTTCCTCAAACCAATTTGCACGTTTGGTGTATTTAGATTTATTGCTAAACCATTCATTGTAAATTGCATCAGCAACCTTTTGTCCGAACTCAATTTTTTCTTTTTCGGAATTAGGTTCTAAATCGCTGGGAAAATGATATATTGAACTCATATTGCTTTTTTAAATAATCCTAAATTAATTTTTCTTGTAAACTCTGTCTTCTTCTTTTGTCTTGCTACTTTATAATGATTAGCCACCAAACAAAACATAGTAGCCACCGCAGTATCGTTTATGCCTCTTTTATTAGGCATATACTCCTTGAATGCTTTTATTATATCTTCGCTATAACACTTACAATTATCAACGCTTAAATCGTCTTGTCCTATGTTGTTAGCAAACCATGTTAAAGCTGTTTTTTCTTGTCTATCTATACTTGTTGCTTCACTCCACATTCCTCCCCAATCTTTTTCAGTTTCGGAAAGTTTATCTTGTGATTTTGTGGGATTATCCATTGAGTACCCTCTCAATCCATTCTCCTTGAAATATCTTACTAAACCATCTTTATTTGTTTCTGCTAATAGTGGCATAGAATAAAATATACAGGCTTTTGCTACATCTTCAAAAAATATATTAGGGTCTTTTGGTCTTTCGGCATAGTGTAGAAATAAAGTATTACTTGGTACTCCTGAATTTTCTAAACCTTTCTTAGTTCCTCCAACAACAGAACCTAAAGAACCTCTACCAGAAGCTACTCCTTTTTGATTAAATGGGTCGCTTCCAAATGCTCCAATATGTTCGTTTACTGGATATTTTAAATTACCCTTTCGCATATATTTGTTACGCAAACTTTCATCAGGAATCCAACTAAACCAATATTTTCCTTTTACATTTGGTATATATTTAACCTCTCCAAATTGTTCTTTTACCCAATCCAAATCTCCTCTAAATGAATTGTTTTTTAATTCGGCTGTTCCTTTTAATCCATCTAAAAATGATTCTTGAATATTAATCTTTTCTAAATCAAACATACCCATATTATCCATTGCTAAAAAAGCATCTTTACGGCTTCTTGGAAATGTTATTTTTTGAGCAATCAACTCATTATCGTTTCTACAATTAGCTTCCTTTATGTTCAAGTAAGTATTACTACCTATTTTAATGTGTTCTCCATATTCATTTAAAGTGGGTTGTAATGGATCGTAATAAATGGTATGTCCGTATTCATCATAATATTCAGGCACACCATAATCTGCAGGAATCATAATAAGGTATAAACCTGTTTTTGTTTCTCCTAATTCATTTCTATCAAATAATTCAGACGCATCACAAAATTTCTCGTAATTCTCTCCTCCCTTATCCCTTAACCCAGCAGTACCACCACATATTGCTTTTGACTTCAAATTCTTTTTATGACAATTACTCGCATATCCCATCCACCACATATATACATCGTAATTTGTAATCTTTCCTAACTCATCATTTAGAGAAATAACTTTAACTCTACGTCCATCGTAAGACTTTAATGTAGAAGGATAGATTTTTATAATAGTTCTTCTTCCCTTTTTAGTTGAGGGATTGTAAAACTCTAATTTTTTTTCTCCTAAAGTCTTATTATTAAGTATGGGTAGTAGATGTTTGGGTAAGTATTGTAGTGGCTCTAATATATTTTCATTGAATAAATCTTTAGCGTCTTGGTCTGTCTGCCCCATAATGGGGAATAATCCATTATTTGTAATAATAGAAAATCGTAATACCTCCGAACCACCAACGGTAGAAAAGAAAATCTGCCTGTTCTTTATTAATAACGAACCTTTACTTCTATGGTCTGCATAGCACGATTCTAACCAATAATAATACTCTAATTGCGTAACCCTAAATTTAGGGTATATTTCCTCTTTAGTTAAATATAGATGTTGTAATAAAAAGTAATGTCCGCCAGTAATGTAGAACGCTTCTCCATCAATATAAACCCAATCTCCATTTATTATTTTAAATACATCTTCTTTTATAAATTTATTGTATTTGACCTCTAAACTATCAATAATTTGCATTTCTGCATCAAAGGTTAGATTTCCATCTCCGTTATAAATATCATTAAAATTAGACAAGTCTTTTGGCACTTTATACCGAAACCACTTTTGGTCTTTTTGTCTTAAATCACTATTGCGTATGTTATCGTCATTTGGTTTTTTTGGTAGTGCTATGTTTTGTCCTTCTAAATGATAGATTTGTCCTATTGTACCATCTCTTGAAATAATTGTAACATCATATTCGGGGTTGTAGCCATACTTCCATAGTTTCTTAGCATTACCACTTTCAATTATATCTTGTGGAATGTGTCCGTCAATATCAACGCATAATCTTTTTCTGTATGATTTATCTATCATTTATGGTGCAAATCTCTCAATTAAACTTTCAGGTTTAGTATTGGATATTTTATCGTTTTTTGCTTCTTCATTGTCTTCAAGGTTATCAATTATATCTTTCATTGCGTGAAAGTTTATACTTGCCTGTTTTCTTGCTTGTGAAATACTACTTACAATATCATCAGGAACATTAATTGGCTCAAATGATATTACTTCAAGCATTTGCTTCATACACATTGTAAGTGCTTCAATAACATTTTTCTTATCTACATTCTTTAATTTAGCACTATTTGTAAGAAACTCTATTGTTTCGTGAGCATCTTTCTTGCCTTTACAAGCGGTTATTAATTTATTGTCCTTTAAATTTTCAAAATCAATCGGTTGCTTTAATACTTTTACCTGTTCTGCTATACCCTTTATAGCAGAACTTTGATAATCGTTTAGTATTTCATTTAAAATACTCACACTACACCATTATATTGTAGTATCAATAAATCTCTTTCAGCAATCAATGCTGTGGTATCATTACCTAATAAATCTTGGAAAACTATTTCATCTGTTATTGTTAAAATATCTTCTCGTAAAAGTAATAGTCGTCTATTTTCACTTAATTGATTTGCCATATTTAGATCATCTATTATTGTATTGTTAATTTTATCATAATACAAATTCGGTGTATCATTAAATCTATTATAATCTGATTCACTAATTGGAATATTGTATGATTTATTTAAAAAAATATCATTTTCTTCGGTGGTTTTTAGAAAATTTAAAATTTCATAAAAATCCTCATAAGTTTCGTCTATGGTTATGTAGTATCTCATTATATTACTGTTTTTATTTCGTTAGTACCTATTTGTATATATTCCATGCTCTCTATTAATCCTCCTAATATTGCATCAGCATTACTATTGAAAAATGGAACATTTGTTCTATATGGGATGGCATTTAAAAAACAGTATGTTCCTGAAGTTATTATTTTACTTGTGCCCATATTTGTGTATAATGGTACATTTCCATAATTAAATGTACTATTTGAAGCATTTATATTATGATTAATACCATTCCCTAAAAAAACACCTAATCCAAATAAACTAAATATATCACCATTTATAAAATAGAATGAAGATGATGGTGTGCCTTGAAATTCAACAGCATAATTCATAGTTACAACCGCTTGTAGTTTCATGCTTTTGTAAAATGTAATAATAGAACCATTTTTACAAAGAAAATATGCTTGATAACCTCCTTGTAGATGTGTGGCTTTTTCACTACCATAATTTCCTAATAAACTCACAAAATTGCCATTAGCTGGAGTTTGCTCATTTATAAAAGCATACATATCAGTTCTTGGTTGATATTGAGCTTTTGTTCCAGTTGGGTCAAAAGAGTGTCCTACTGGAAATGTGCCTTTTGTAGAATATGTAATGTATGAACCATTCATAGTAATATTAAAATTTTTACATCCTATGATTACATTACCACCCATATTATGAAATCCAATTTGTGTACCATGAAATATATAAATATTTTCTCCTATTAATGATAAATCATTCCT